ACGTTGTTCCAGTATTTCTGGAACATTATGATTAGATAACTCTGCGTTCAAAGTACATGGCATAACCCTTAACTCACCCGTACCTACTTTAGTAAACTCAACAGTTACTACCCCAGCTTTAGCTGCTTCCATAAATCCTTTCATCATTATAACATTTCCTCAACTTCAATAATTTCTGGAACTACATTTACACCACCTATTAGATCTGATGATATCAAATCATTTAGACGATTATTTTTGCCTCGCGTCCACTTAAGACCAACATAGACTCGATACTGGTTGGTCGCAGTTACGGTGACTGCTTTATTCCATTCTTCGTAACCAACCGGAGCAAGGTTCTCAACAACATTAGTGACGCGAGAGTTAGTCTCAGTTGCCATCTCTGTGCTGGATTCTTCGCCTGCTTCTACGACAGTATAATCAGTATTTTTATTAACACGACCTGCTATCTGATCAGCCAGATCTGCTTTCGCAATCATCATAGCTTTCTCAACCGCCAACTGTAGATTTGAAGAAACTGCTGTACCCACACCATAAATGTAGTTATGTTTATTCTTACGATCAAGAAGACCACGCGACTCTTCGCTGGTAATGTACCACTGAGGAACTTTGGCTAGAATACCATCGTTCGATTCTTGTTTCACATTATATGTGGACGAACAACCAACAACCATCATTAACGCACTCACCGCTAGTAAAGCTCTCATAATATATCCTTATTTTGCTAATGCTATTACAACACCTAGTAAACCCACATCTACAAGTTGAACCTTCACATAATCTTTGAAGTTATGTTTGGGGTCAAACTTATTAGAATCTTTTGTTTCTTCTTTACACTTTCGCGTTTTGGTTTCAGAAATTAACTGACCATCTTCAAAGACTTGAGTAACCTCGTAATGGCATTCAGTTTCAAATATACTTTCTTCGGCGAACGCATCAACTGCGAAAATTAAAGAGAACACCGAAATAGCAAAGATTGTAAATATTTTTCGCTTGCTCATAATATGTTCCATTCTTACTGTTATTGAAACATTATACTATAAATTTAATAGGTTGTCAACGTTTGTATATAGAATACAAATGATCTTCGAAAGCCTCTACTTTTTCAAGTCGATTTGGCCAGTAGATATAATCTTTCTCAGGATTAGCCTTGAGGTTATTCAACAAAGGCAACACCGCGTTATACAAATCGTGTAATTGGTTATGTAAATCGTATGCGGTATCGGCTTTAGCTTGTGCTTCTTGAACAACCTCTAGTTCTTCTTCTGTTACTGCGGTAAAACCAAAATCAAAGATATCATCACTCATCTTGGTGATCCTCTGTTGTTAAAGTAAATGTGAATGTAGACGGCGTGTAATCTCCCGTATTCATCATCCATTCCATGATATCTTCTCGCATGATCTCTGTTTCTATTTCATCACGCGCTTCTTTATATTTAATAAAATCAATTACATTATCCACTTAGCGATACTCCTTTTCCTGTTTTAATTGCGTCCCACTGATCTGGTGTTACATCGTTCAATCGAGGAGCATGGTGGTGTGCAGGCGCATCTTGTCGAGACTTAAGTGCGCTATTGTATTCAGGATAAGGACCGAATGCTCGATCACGTTCTTCGTATTGGTGTTTGTGCTCTTGATCATGGATGTCTAACTGAATCAAAGCATAGTGTAAAATTTTCATGATGTCTTTACGAGCATCAGCAGGCGTTCCTTTGTTACCGTATCGCTTGGCATACTTGATTACATTGCCCAAGCAAAAACCAGTACCATGCCCACTGTCAATAATAACATCCGTGGCTTGATACTTGTCGGTTGCGTAGTGCTGATCGTAAGTTTTATCGACATAAGTTTTTAACTCCTCGATTAGTTTATCTTCGTTAAATTTGTAATTCATTAACTCTTCTCCGTAGATCGCTTGTCGAAAACCTGTGGTCTCTTTTGTTAAAGTGTATTTCAATACCTCGACTGGCACAAATTGCTCTACCAGTAAAAGTTTGATCTTTGTATTCCTCACCAATTATTCTAACATCAATCTCATGCATTGTCAAGATATCTTCTAGATCTTGTTCGGTGACATATGGTATGATTTCATCGACATATTTTATTGCGTTCAACTGTGAGTATCTTTCAACAACAGTCTGTACAGGTTTATTTTTTTCTGGTCGATCAATTGTAGGATCAATCTGTAATCCACAAATCAAATAATCGCACTGTGACTTTGCTTCTCTTAGCATCGAACAATGACCAGCGTGTAATAAATCAAAAGCACTAGCTGTAAATCCAACAATCATATTTTCACCAATTATGTATTACGCCTGATATGATAAAGAAACATGTTATAAAATTAACCAGAACAATGATGCTTCTTATCGAGGCTATCATGTCGGCTTCTCTATCAGTAACGCCTTGTTTTTCACCAAGACTTTTTGCCCAAAGTCTCCATGCTTTAATTAAGTGTTTCTTTAGTACCATCATTATAAGTTACGGTTAAAGCACCTTCTTCGTCTATCTCAACTTCTTTAGCGTCGAACGCCTCTAGAATTGTACCCCAAGTATATAGAATGCCACTTTCTTTTCCAAAATATCTACCGATGTAAAATGCACCTGCTAACATGATCGTGGCGATGAGTGTATGTACAATAGGATCCATAAGACCTCCTAGTTAAATTTAATACCTTTTAATCTTTCTCCTGCTCTTGATTTTTCAAATACTGGTATATCATCATCTTCTACTAAAGTTTGTTCAGTTTGATCAACATCATACAATCTCATTTTGGAACGATCAACACCAATAACAAATCTTTTATTATTATTAGGATCGTTATAACGATTTTTCAATTGCTTCACCATAATCTGACCTAGACCGTCCATCTCTTCATTTGTCACAAGAGCAAACATTAAATCCGCAGTCGCCGGTAAACCAAACGATTCAGAAGTATCTTCTAATCCTGGATCTGAATTACTAAAACCAGATCTAGTGGTCTGTGTAGCAGAAACAATAGGCACATTAAATTCTACTGCCAAACCTCGCATTTCTTCTGCAATCGACTTGATGTATGAATATGAATTAATAGCACCACCCATACTCTTCATTCTTGCCGATGCACATATATTTAGATAATCTATAAAGATAATTTCGGGTACAAACTTCTTTTTTAACTTTAATTCGTTTAGTAATGCACGAAAATGACTGGTGTGTGCAGCACCGGTAGGATATTCTTTGATAATTAACTTGCCTTGGGTACTTTCTGCAATCTTACTTACTCGATCTTTAAACATTTTTTCGGACATATGATCCAATTGATCGATAGCCACATTCATTAGATTAGCATCGATGCGTTCTGCGATGCGTTCTTCTGCCATTTCCATAGTAATGTAAAGTACATTACGACCTTGAGATAGGGCACTGGCGGCGACATGACACATGAAAAGAGACTTACCTACACCCGTACCTGCCAGCGCGATGTTCAGCGTCTTGTTTGGCAAACCACCTTTAGTAATGGTATTAAAGTACTCAAGGTCGAAAGGTATACGTTCTTCCTGTTCATGATAAAAGGCGAAGCGCTCATCAACGTTCTCGAGGTAGTCATGACCTACGTTGGTGTCAAAGCACACCGCCAGTGCATTTTGTAAGATATCGGGCAATGCATCTTTTGTTGCGGTCTGATGTTTGCCATCGATAATCTGAATTGATTCCATAATAGCAAGATAGACTGCTCTATCTTGGCACCACTTCTCAGTAGTGTCTAACAACCACTCTGCGTTTTCTTCTTTATGTTCGAAGATGGTAGGAAGAATATCTAACGCATGTGTATATGTTTGTTCTGTAAACTTCGTTGATTGATCAATCTCAATCTTAAAAGAATCAAGAGTGGGCAGTTTATTATACTTACCCACGAACTTGATTATCTCACCAAATAATGATCTATAAACACCCTCAAAAAAATCCGGCTTGATGAACGGTATAACTTTTCGCATATACACTTCATCAGTGAGCATGTTTCTTAAGATAGTTTGTTCAAGATCAATCTTCACGTTTGTCTTTTTCTCCGTATTGTAATGATCCGTCTTCGGCGGCATTTTCTAGAATAGATTCTAAAACATCAGCGGCAAAGTTTTGAAGATCTACATTGTTTTCATTCAAATCACCGTCAGGTGTAGATTGTATCACAAAATTAAAGTGAAGACAACCATCATCACCATCAAAAGCAATGTTTCCATATCGAATTACAGTTTCAACAAATTTGCCTGTATTAAATCGAACATCCCATGCTTGACTAGACAACTCATCTACCGGCACTAGATCATAATCGACACCTTCTTTCATTCTTCTAACTCGATTCCTAGATCAACTACTTCCGATCCTATTTGGAATACTTTTCGAACATAATCTTGAAATTCAGGATTTTCCAAAATGTCTGCCCAAAATTCAGAATTCAACTCTTTCAACCGGTACTTCTTTTCTTCACCCGCTTTAGAGTACCATCCATTAGACGGTTTAAAAACATATTCGCCAGACATTGCAACATCAAGAAGTCCGGACATCTCATCAATACCACCTTCCCATGATACTGAGATAGGAATCTTACTCTGCTCTTTTACATAACGAGACTTCTCTACTTTGATTACAAAGTCATAACCTGTGACCTCAGTACCTGTCTTGTTCTGTCTGCGACCAATAATCCAGATGTTATTTGCACTGTAATAGATGCCTGTACCACCTCCGACAACATCTTTCGGAAACAATCCAATCTCTTTGTACGTGTGGTTGATCGCCAGCAATGGAATATTCTTCATTGCCAGATACGGTGTGGTCATTCTAAACAATCCCTTGAGTGCTTTAGCCCGAGACATGTCAGCAACAGACTTCTCATCTAATGCGTCTTCAAGTTCTTTCTTCGAAGCCAAATTACCTATAGAATCAATAACAACAATGACATCATCTTCTTTTTCCATCGACTCTAGTTGACCTACCAAATCAAACTTCAACTCTTCGACATTAGTGATAGGCACATGTAACACTCGCGATGTGTCGATACCAAAAGTATCGAAGTATGACTGAGGAGAACCGAACTCAGAATCATAGAACACCATGACTGCATCAGGTTTTGCGTTAAGATATGCCGCCGCCATCTTGAGCGCAAACGATGTCTTGAAGTGTTTTGATGGACCAGCCAGCACAGTAAGACCGGATGTGATGCCACCATCCAGAGATCCAGTGAGTGCCACATTTATCATAGGTACATCAGTTTTTACCACTTCTTTTTCTTGAAAGAACTCAGACTTATCCATCTGACTGGTAAGTTTGATCTTAGAGTTCTTTTTAAGTTTTGCCATTAACGACATATTTTAATCCTTTAAGTTACGTAAGTTTACACACTCATCTACAACACTGAGTTTATCGGTCATTCCAACCAATAGTTTTACATCAGTATTACTATATTCACCACCGAAAGAAATTGATTGTTTAAAAGATGTTTCTGGATCGCTTTGCGCTCGAACAAAAGTTGGAAGAGTCAAAGTCGTATCAGATATCATAGGATGTTTTAGCATCATTTTTCGTATAGTGGTAGGATTGGTGTTTCCTAAGTCCATAATAAATTGATGAAATTGATTGAAAAAAGTTTGCTTCACTGCTTTAAATCCTGATAGACCAAGTTTAGTAAGAATGATATTGGATATGGTATCATACAAAACCTCTTTCATAGAAAGAACAGTACTGCTCATTAAAATTTCATTATATGATTTGACTGCTGACATTGAACCTCCTATCATAACAAACTCTGAATTCAGTATCGAGAGCGCATCTTCTTCTACTTCAGGTGAGTATACAATTCTGGTTTCAACATATTGTTCACCTACAGCAGCAACAATCTTGTTGTATATGTCGATATTAATAGATGTTTTTATACAGATTCCTGCTTCTGTTTTTGCCAGTTTAATAATAGTATCGATGAAAGAAGCATCATCAAGAACATCCGTTTTAAGAAAAGGAATGTCTTGGCAAACGAAAACTAAATTGGGTTTCCATTCAATTAAGGAGGATAATTCGCTTGAGGCAACTTGTTTTTTCTCGGTCAATTTAGAATCAAAAGCCGAACGCATTGCATCTGACAAGTAGTTATTGCCGATTACACCAATTTTTCGTTTATTTAATTTCATACTCCTCGAGGTTTGTTTGTTTTCTTTATTGGTATCTTGAGACGGTACCACGGAATCATCCCAAGATATGACATTATCATCAATTTCACTCATATTATACTCCTATACATTTTTATAAGCATATTCTACAGCACGATCCGCTTCAACTTCAAGTGGTCTATTATCATACCACATTCCATTGTCTTTGTCAAGCTGGCGACAAAGATCAGCGACTTGTTTAGCAGTTATTGGGTATCCTCTTTTAATTGCATTACCAGCAGTAGCAACCATGATCTGATACATTTTGTGGTACCAACCAGTACCTGTTATAGATTGATATTCCATAGCCAATTGTTTAGGAAAAAATGGGCAATCGCGATAGTCTGACCACACTAAATTTGTTTCTGACATTTGATTTTTACGGTGTTCTATAACTGCTTTAGCCATCTCAGGTGGCAATCTATCTAAGAATGAATTACCTGAAGATGATGGTTTGTAACTCCATTGAGACATTATATAGTCAGGATCTACTTCATCACCTTCACTGTCAAAAATAAAATTGAACGCTTCAGGATATTGAGCAGGAACATAATACATTCTAGAAAGATCTTTTGTTTGTTTGTCACCTATGTCTTTTAGTTGTTTATTAAATGCATACCAAAAGTGAGGTATTTCTTCTTTGTCTAACTCTCTTGTTAAAGGAAATACTAATCTAAATTTAGGTTGAACGGGAGTACTTGAAGCGGTTGAATAACAGACGAAACTATAGTTCTCGCATATGGACTGCAAATTGTGCTTAACGTCTCCGGTATGGATATCAAAATCATCCACATCAACAGCGCACCAACGAGACCAACCGCTAACATTCCTATTAGAGCGCGTACTGTCTTTGAGATACAAAGCAGGACTAAGCAAAGCAGAAGAGTTATTGCCACCTTTGACTCCTGGTTCTTTTGAAAGCTTTTTTAAGAAACTAGTAAATTTACTCCAAGAAGCAAATTCCATACTACGATAAGTTTTATTGTCGAAAGTATTTTTAAATATAGTTATCTGATACATCAATTTATTATAGTGTATTTTTTAATTA